GGCATGAACAGGTACTCAAGAAAATATGACCATGACGCGCCCGTAAAGGATAGCACGAGAATCGCTAATGTGTAATCCAGCATCATACAGGTACGTTAGTGAATTGAAACCAAATATGGCCACTGGCATCGTTCAGGTAATTACTTGATGTCGTGCGGTCTGCAACGGGTAAGCGAACCCGAAAAAATACGGTTGCATCTGACGGGTATTGATTTAAAATCGTCACGGTGTTACCCATGACTGCCACAACCGAAGCGGTGCGAAATTTGCCATCTACGAGCGCTTCTACGGTGTAATTACCACTACTTGGGTACGTCATACCAGTAATTAATATACTTGCCGTATTCGCAGGGAAATTACCCAGATTTAAGGTGCTGAATGTGTTCATGGTACTAAGTTAGGTGGATTTCTGCAAATATCTAAATCCCGTCTGAAATTTACGGTAAAATCAATTGCACAGGATTTGATATACGGCATGTAGTGCCTGATGATACCGCCCGTATCTTCGTCATTCCAGTTGAAATAATCGTAGTCAATGCTATTGAAGTTTATATCTACATTTGACACGTTCTGAAACGGGTCGATATGTGTGCCCTGCAAAACATTCATGAGGTAATCACCGACTTCGAATTGGTCGTTGGCTTCATAAATAAATATAGCCCGCATATCGATAGTCATGGTAACACTATTCCGACACGAAGCAACACGAGGTGCATCACTAAATGTTGCCCGTTCGGTTTCGGCAAATCTGAGATAAAAGAAATTACCCAAATTATCTGCCATACCGAACTGCTCAATATCGTTGTCATTGAATTTACGCCAGTAGATTTGATTCGATTCGGGGTCACGAAATGCGGAATCAAATCCCAATGGGCATATCACATTGCTGTTTTCAATATGTGCCCTGATGCGTTGTATTACTTGTTTAAGTTCTGATGTCATGGTTTGCGTTTTTTAGGTTTGTGCGTTCCTTTTCTCATGTTTTGCGCACGGGTTTGGCTTGCTGATGGCTTCTTTTTCTTTGGCTTCGACTTGCTTGCGGTCTTAGGAGTTTTTACGCTAACTTGTTTCGGCTCAACAATATTTGGCATATCAGGATAATTCTCAATCGCACTTAAACAAACCCGTGCGACATCAGCAAACATCGTATCTTCAACGGTTTTAATTTCCTTTTTCTGTAATTTAAAAATGGGCTCTTTTACCTGATGATCCCCTGTTTCCTGATAATTGGCAATGGTAGCCATTTCATCATTATTGAACCCGTAACTCACTTGCTTATCATTTGAAGTCAGCATCGTAAGTGAATTAAATAAATTGCCCGTAAATGTCAAATCCTTGTGTTCAATTTGCAACTCTGCATTTGTTCGGAGTATTTCGTAACGCTTATTTTTATACGTCATTTTCTTACCCGAAGTAGCAACGCCTTTATTAAATACACGCCTCTGCATTAAGCCACGGCCGAGGTTCGCGCCATTGAGCATAATCTTGCCTACATTGGATTCAACCGCCTTTACAGCGTTATCCATTGCCATTTTAAATTCGTCAGGAGTTAGGTTCATTGCTGATAGCAGTTATAACCCTTCTGAACTCATTAAGGTTTAAATCTACCTTTCTGCCGGGCGAAACGGTTCTGTGGTCAGTTACGTTTTTTTCAGTCCACTTGTATAATTTTTGCTTATCCCTAAACCACTCTACAAATGAATTTATCTGATTTTGCGTCAATGGTGCTTTATTGGTATCACCCTCAAACTCTACACCTATCATAAAGTTATTACACCACCTCCTGCCATTCCATGACGATTCACCTGCATGCCAAGCACAAGCATCATCTGTTGCCATAACTACTCTGTCACCACTCTTTGTAATAACTAAATGGCAGCCAACTTTAGACGATGGGTTTGCCATCCACTCAACACAGCCGGGATATGCACCGCCTGTGTGATGAAGCAAAACACCCAATTTCATATTGACTTTATTGGGTGTAAAATTGGGAGTCATCCTTGTAGATGTCTTGTATTTCACTTTATTTTTTACGCTTAGTCTTGCCAGCCTTGCGTAAAGGTTTTGCAGATGATTTCTTGTAACCATTTTTCATGCTATTGCGCTTTTTCTTTAACACCCAAAAAACGTAATGCCGTTCCGATCGTCACAAATGAACGCTCAACCGCCTCGATTATGGCTTTGATTGCATCCAATTTATAATCAGGTATAAACACTGCCCAATCCTCAACGAATCCACTGAGGACGAATAAACCCAGCGTTGCAAGCAATAGGTAATTACTTACCATTGATGCCCATGCCGGAGTAGTTGAGTTCCAACCCTTCCAGCCTACGATTGTTTTGTCTGAAATTCTCATTTCTCAATTATTTTTTGAATTGCCTTAACTAATTTAGAATCTGCTTTGCCTCGATTAATTAGCACACGCACAATTAAACCGCCCCACCACTTTACACGCCTCTTTATCTTGCGAAGCTTGGCATCTATTTCGTCATCGCTCTGAACATGGAATCTGTACACAAATTCCTTGTCGCCTTTATTGACCGTAATCGTAATTACGTTGTCTTGATTCTCTACTAACATATTTTTTTTACCTCCCTCGTCTTGATGGTATTCGAACCGTGCCGGGTCTTGGTCTACCTGTCTGTTGTGTTGGTCTTGGCCGGCTACCTGAACCGCCTGAACCGCATGATGAACATCCCATAATTATATCTTTTTATTGTACGTATCTCGTGCCATTACAACTTATACAAGGAGTTTTCGGATTGCGCAACATGCGCTGTGCCTCAACTCGTATCATTTCAAGATTTTGATTTAATTGCGTTTCAAATTTCGCCCGTTGCAAGTCTATATCTTCTGCGGTGCGGTGAATCGTCAATGGATTCTTGCGTGTCGTGGTTGCGATTTGGTCGCAGTAATCGATACCGAAACGATATAAACACGCCTGCTGAAACGCCACGGAATTACGGAATAGGCAGGCAATTAATTTCTGGTCGCACTGGTAGGTAATGTCTGCCATGATTCCGAATGTGTTATTTACCGAAATAGCAGTGCCATCATACCCATTCACCCGAAATAAGTTCTGATAACTCATGCGATAATTCCTTCCACAGCATTCAGCAACTTCAAGATTAGCCGTTGCAATTGCGGTATTGTCGGTCGTGATGGTAATTAAATTTCCATCGGAACTGAATGCGGTATGGAACTCAACAACTTCGCCTGCGACTGCTGTTTCTGTGTAGGTTTCGGTCTGCCCTAAATTATCGCTTATTGTCAATGTTACAGAACCGTTCGTATTGCATAAGAACCGGACTGCACCGACATTGATTATGCCGAATGTGTCTTGCCTGATATTGTGTATTTTAATGCCCCTATTGGACGCATTTACTAAATTGTATGCTACTACTCCACTTCGAGGTAATTCGCCAACCTTGACCCTGTCAAGTATCGAACCCTGCCTGAATTGCTGAATCAACCACTGCGATAAATTCGACACGATATTACTCATGCTAAAGTTTATCATGTCCTGAACGAACACAGCATCATTGCTGTAATCAGGCGTGCGGATGGCAATTAATTCAGCCTGCGTAACCATTGGTAACTGCTCAATATACAAGCCAAAATCGGATGGTAAATTCCAATCCGCTTTACGGCTTCCGATAATCTTACTGAGGCAATTCGGCAGGTTCATAGATATAGAAAATTGAGTATTGTTCGTTGTGTAATACTTCGGCTAATTTATTGTGTTCGGCACAAATTTCACCTACTAATTCAATCATTTCTTGGTCTGCAAATTCAGGATATGCAATGCTTGTATTATGGCATACACGAAATATCATGCCGTGACCCGTTGTCAATCCCTTCCAGTTCTTATCGGCTAATTTCACATTGAAATCACGACCGACAGGATTCAGCCCCGATTTGATTCTTGCCTTATTCACCTTCTCGTGTTCGCCACCGCCTAATGCGTATGCTTTGAGTTGCGCTTCGTTCGGCAAGGGGAGTAACCACAAGTGATAACCCCACCTTGCCTCGAAAGCATCAGCAACCGCCCGTGTACACATGGCGACACGAGCGGATACAGATTTGTGATGATAGCCTAATATCATTGGATATTAAGTAGCGGAGTTGAATTTGAAGATGCCATTGACACCGAATAATGGGTCAGTGGCTTTATATCCATCTGCATACAACTCGATTTTAGCGAATCTTGAAGACAGGCGAATATTCCACTTGTCGCAATTCAAATCATATACCATTTTGATGTCATAGACAAAACCAGTAATGGGGTCAACAATGGTATTGTTTTGAAATGTTTCGGTTTGCTTAACATACTCGCCAACATACCAATTTACGGGGACGAATTGATAAGCACCTGCTTCGAGTGCGATGAACTCGTTTACGTCACCAAGGGCAGTTGCAACAGCAGGGTCTTCGAAATATGCAAATGATCCACCACGACTCAAGTCAATTCCAAGCATGTTGGAAGTTGAGTAATTGCGGATGCCAACGTATTCACGTAATTCACCGACGCCTATAACCATTGGTAGTCCGGCAACACGGGCATCGCTCAGCGCGTTTCTCATGATTACCTCACCTTGGTAGTTAGCACCGTTCATACCGCCAGTTGCCAATGGCTGAACCATATCAAGTGCGATTGGTGAAGTGCCGGAGTTTACCCCTGTGGCATAATTACCGAATTTGGTAATTATATCAGCAACGGCTTTGTCATTCATCTTTGTGAACATCGCATCTAATCTATTGCTGATATCCTTGGCTAGCCATGAAGCCTGAGATTCGCAGAGTTCACGAACCTTGGAATCATCAACTTGAAAGCTCATGCTGACGCCATCATTGACCTCATACGTTTCTCCGTAGTTATCGGATTCGTTGTACGGGCCTTCCATACACTCTGTAACGCCATCTTCAACCTCATCGGTAGTGGCTCTTTTTTGGCTCATTACTTGAACCTGTTTGATTTTGCCGTCACCTCTGTCGAGAGGTACTACATCAACACTTGACATGTTGTATTGGTCAAGCAATGCTAACAGAAATCCGTTCTGTGTGCGCTTGACTTGGGGTGCGTGCTCTTTTGCAAGATTCAGCAACTGCTCATTAATAGCAGGGCAAATAGCAGTAAATGACATAATTTAATTGCGTTTGAAAATACTTGTTTTGAATTTTCCCGATTCGAGGGCGGGATATGCCCTTAATGCGGAAGGTCGCCACCTAAGTTACCGAGCGGTAACGCTACAAATATACACAAAAATAAAACACCCGCAACAAATTATTAATTCGTTACGGGTGCATCATGAAACCAACCAAAAATGAAAATACTATTTCTTGCTACCTGATAGCGTGCGCTGTTTCTCTAAGTGTTGTTCCGCCTTGAGTAGATTCTGTTCGGCACGGGTTAAGGGCTTTGCGGTTTCGCCTTTAGGTGCTGGTGCTGGTGCTGGTGCAGGTGGGTCACCCGCATTGCTTACGGCAAATATACCCGCAGTTTTCCCTTCCAATACAAGCGCATCGGTTAATGACAATTCTTTCTTTTTGTCATCATAAACTTTCGCCCCGTTTAGGTCGGTTAGAATTGCGTTGTTGCTTTCGTCCAAATCAACCTTGTATTTTTTTAAGAAATCATTTGTAAAGCCCGGCAATACATAATTAGGCGCACCGTTGATTTTGTGTTTAGTCAATTCAGATGTAATTACCTGATTAATTTTGAACTGCTTTAATTCAGTTTGAGCCTGACCTTTAAGCGTAGGTATAACATTCTCGTCATACTCCTTCACCTTGTTTTCGTAGTCAATTACTTGTTGCTTCAAGGTATTGACTTGCTCAACTAATTCTTTATTGCCGGACTTGTCGGATAGTTTGCCTTGTGCTAATTCCAACACTTTGCTGAAATCACCTTTGACGTCCTTAATTTCGGCTTCGGTTAGGCTGAATATCTTCTTTACTGCTGTGGTTGCTTCGGCATAACCCGCGCCTTTACCCGCTTTGTGTATTTCGTCTTTTACCTTCTCTTTATAGAAATTAACGAAATGATCTTCGGTGCTCTGAACTGATTCAGACACATCGAAGGTATCATCGGCAGATTCCAGAGCGGTAATTACCGACTCTGGAACGCCTAATGATTTAATGAATTCAATTGCTTTTGACATAAATAATTGCTGTTGCTGATGAAAATTATGTAATTACGCCTCTGCCTGCTTCTTTGGTTTACGAGCAGGTTTAACTACTTCGGTTTCTGCTTTGGTTTCAATTGCAGTCGGCACAATCGACCATCCGTGAAATGGACTAACCTTATTTGCAATAGACTTGGTATAAACCGCCTCAGCCACCACCGTTTGTTTGCCAGTTACGTCATTCTGAATGAGCACCTGACCTGCTTGTAAATCTGCCATATTAGAACGACCTCCAGTTGATAGTGGATGCCACACGGATTTGCGGACTATCAATACTTGTATTGAATATAATCGTACCCAGTGGTACAAATCCCCAATTGAATAAACTATCCCGCTGTGCAGTAGTTGCATTACGCTGAGCCAAATTAGGAGGGTTGAAATAAGCATTTAAGAAGTCAGCACCGACTTGAGTAATTCCATACGTCCGCAGTATGAATTGCGTTTTGCGGTAACGGGTAATTACAGCGTTGTTAGACACACGGCTAACAATTATCATTGTATCTGTACCCGCTGTGGAGTAAGATGCAATTACATTGTTGCGACCTGCGTAGTCATAAGGATTTACTTTCAATGCGCCTGATTTTTGCGATTGAATAGTAATAACCTTCGTACTTACATTTTGTGATACAGTTAAGGTATCAAGAGTTTGCGCTTCGACTTGAATGGTAGTTGCTACCATAAGGAACGCCATGAGAATGAATGAAAATAGTGTTTTCATATTTATTGTGTTTAAGAATTTATTACAAATTTACGAATTATCTTTCAATAACCACTTCCAGAATTTTACGATGAAATAACCGACCGAACCCGCAACGGCAGGGGCAACGACTATTTTAAAGAATAATCCATCTGTGTTAGTGAAATGCGCCCATGCAAGCGAGCCGATACTGAATAGGATTGATACGAGATATTCCCATAAATTGTCAGGACTTCCATTTATGTGATTAGCCATTGTACCAGTCCTCCCAAATTTGTGCTTGCTCATTGCTTGCGGTGTTAGAATTGAATGGAATAATCATGCCTACACCATCTCCCTCATATTGGAAGTCGCTTGGTGAATAGATGCCATACGGATTGCCATCTGCATCAAATTGCATGCATTTAATTGTACGCACACCTTGTGGCGTTTCGGTTCGGTAATAAAGTCCAATTTGTATCATTTGTCGAGTTGTAAGAGTTCAATTGTTGTGCCTACTTTAAATTGTGTCGTAGATGGGGATGTGGTTGTGATTTGCAGAGATGTGATATTACTTGTTGCATCTCTGAATGTGCCACCGCTTGTAGTATGACCATAATAGGATACGCTACGTGCATACGAACCCCCTGCCGAAATAGTTCGAAATGTATTTGCACTAACAACGCAAGGTGATAGCGTTACATTTGAACTAAAATACACATTTGCACCTGTATTAATTACCGATACATTGCCAATTAGGAATGACGTGTTTGCGTTTTGGCTTGACATTGAGCCTGCCTGAGTTACATTTGAGTTTGTCGAAGTATATGCACCTACTGTTGTGATTCCATTGACCGTCATTAATAGCCTTAAATCTGCCGTTGATGTACTCGTAGCAACCCCGTTTATAACTATCTGCCATAGTTTAGATGCGTTGCCATCAAGCCCAGTGATGTCAATCAACCCCGTATCACCTACAATGTATTCGGTATTGGGTTCAGGTATTGTAGGTAGGACTGATACAATTTTAATGGTTTTTAATAATTGGAGTTTAGGAATTACGCCCGGATTGAGATTGTTAATTGCGGTATAAATATTACTTGAACCCGTTACGACACTGCCATTAATTTTGAATATGAAACTCGTAATATTAAATCTCTGCACCTCGGTCTGCACGTCTTTAATAATTATCTGCGTGCCTTGACCGTATGCCACAAGTGTATCACAATTGATGTTTGTAATTAGCACATTCTTTACATTGGTTCGCCACTGCAATTGAACGAGTGCTGAGGTACTCGTAATGTATAGCGTGTCCGATTGGGCACACACATTTGCATAGCCCATGATACCAAATAGCATCCAAATTATGGTGCGTTTCAGTTTAGAAAAATTAGGAATTTGTACCATCTTGCTTGTACTATAATTAATGGAAGTTTATTCATTGTCGGGTTCAAATACGGGAATGGCTTTATGTCTGCATCTCCATCCGCCTCGGTAGGTGCAGAACGAACTTACCGTTGTTGCAAGGTTCATTCCACTGCCATTTGTAAATGCCCAGTTAATTTCAGCCTGTAATTTATTGACTGGTATTTTGCCATCGTATTTATTAACCCACCGGATGCACTGCGGGCGACTATCGCCAATCAGCGAACCCACATACATGACGTAATTCGTGCCGTATGTCGTGCGGAATTGGTCATAGATTTGACCATCGTATTGAAGTATGCCGTCCTGTGCCCACGTCATGGCATAACGGGTTAGGCGTGCGTATTTCTGCCCCTCTTGCTTGTTAAGAAAATCGGATATGTAATTACGGGTATCGGTTAGTTTAGACCCTGCAAATACATTGCGTTGTAATGCTTCACGAATCGGCTGACGTATTTCGGCCGTCAGTGAATCACCTGTCATGTTATTGACAATGGTTTCAATTTGTGCCGTTCTTATCTGACTCACACCCAATCTATCGAAGTCAATCTTTACTTTCGGATTGTATTTAGTTAATACCTGCTGAGATAAGGTTGTAATTTCCTCAATGCTTCTGACGCACGTTGCAACGGCACTCGGATATTTACTGCCATTAATCGCTTCGGCAATAATTACATTGATGCGTTGCAGGTATTCTGCACTGCCCTCCATGATGAATTTACCGTCGGCATTTGGGAATGTATTTAGGTATGCAGATAATGCGCTGACCATCTTCTTAGTGGCGTCATCCGACCCGAACTGAACCTGTGCGAGTGCATCGTCTAATATCTGCTCTATTTTATCCTCAGGTGACATTACTCAGGTATAATTATTTCGGTTCGTGCGGGTTTTGCAACTAAGGCAAATTCAGCATTCATGTCTGCAAGTAATTCATCATCACTTTTCGTAAGCCATTCCGCACCATTACGGCTAATGAGTTTATAGACGATACTATCTGCCATGAGGTGACGCTGTATATCGACTTCATTGACTGCGCCCATCATATTGGCACTCTGAATGTCTGCCATTGATTGACCATAAAGAGAATCAAACAATATAACGGCATCAAGCATCCTTTCGGCTTCGGCTTCACCACTATATCGCTTCTTGACTAATTCACGTTGTGCCCGAATCTTTACCTGTATTGGTGCGCTGGCTTCGTTCAATGCCTTCAATTCATCAATCAGGCTTGCTTCGTTGCGAATCATGAAGGATTGAGGCGCAACAACAATAGGTATTTCAGGATTGACGATGTTACGAAGCCTAATCAATATCCACAAATGATTAAACATGATGTGCTTAAATACATGGTCTGAAATCATCTTAATCAATGTGTATTTACCCTCTCTATCCACTTCTTTTGCATCACCACTCTGTACGCCTTCATTGAATAATTGATAGATGCTTTGCTCGGCTTTCTTAATTAACATCTCCCATGTTTCGCCCATGTACCGCAGACCCTCAACTGGAGGCTGAACGAACGAAATCGGATCATCAACTAAGGTTTGATTTTCAAGCGTTGTGCTGTCCGGTACTTTGACAATGTACTTGCCATAAGGCGAACGCACGCTGATTGTACCGCTACCATTGCAACTGCCACACTTACGTCTATTCTCGCCTTCTGAATCCCATACGTATCCATTATCACAACCCTGTGCATTACATGGCATTTCCTTCTCAACGACCTGCGGATAGCCTGTCATTAATCTTGATGCTTTCCAATCGTCAAATGCCTTGAGTGCTTCGTTTCCGTATGCGATAAATCCCGATAGGAATGACTTGTAGTAATCAATGAACTGAGGCATTGCGAGGTCGTTCAAATCGAACGTGCCGTTGTTGTTGGTGTACGGCATCCAACTGCCGTAATCCTTTTCGCCAAACATCGCCTTGCGAGTCTTGTGATCGTAACGCCCAATTGACGTAGCAGACAATCCGCCATTTAATACAATTGGTATTTCACCCAAATTATGGACGTACCAAGGCTCGGTTGTAAATGATGTTTCGCCCTTCTTGCTCTCAAGCAATTTATACTCTCTGTGCTTATAATAGGCATCACGAGTAATTGTAATGAACACTCTACCTACCGTGCCATCCTCGAAATAGAAGCGGTCTTCGGGTTTGTAAAATGTAATGCGGTCTTCGGTTAGTTCGGTAATACAAACCCAATAGATTTGATATGGTTTCGGATCGAGTTGTACTGACGCATCCTCTACGCCTTCACCACTGGGCAACCATGTCAGATACCCGTTTGGGTCTGATATAACACGAGGGGCAACGTCATTAAATATGTAGGCATAGTAATCCTTTCCCGTACCGTAAGCCTTGGTATTGCCAAATATAGGGCGGTCAAGATACTCCTCCGTGTCTTCATCTACATAGACGTTGAATGGTGCTTCACCAATGGGGTAGAATATTTCATTCATAGCCCTATTGATGGCATCCATTGTAATCGGCTCGAAGTTGTTTAGTCTGAAATTCAGAATTTCGTCTGATTCGTTCGGGCGTTGCAGGAATAGCAACTTCGCAGGATTGTGCCCCTGCGTATGAACTATCATGGAATAAAATTCTGATGCGCCCCGAAGCCATCCGTCTGGACGTGCTTCGGGGTCGAACCAAAAACCATAACCTGTGTCAATTGCTTGCATCAGGTCTGTTTATACCGTACCTAAATCGAAAACGTATTGAGTGCCTTGAGTCAAGCCGGTGAACTTGATAGTCACAGCCATGTGCTTAGACTCTTGGTTGTTATCGGGTGTGACGGGGTTCATTACGAGGGTGAAATTATCAACCCTCCACATTCTGCCATCACAACTGCCGTAGTACAAATTGTACACGTTTGGGTTGCTCTGGATAGAATTGTAGAACGCTTCTTTTTCAAATACCACGGGCGGCCCGGCTTGCTCAGTGAAATCGTAATCCATGACATTCAGCGTCCATGTCTTGCCTGTCAATTGTTCGGCATTACATGATTGCATTCTGACCTCATTGATACTTGGCTCAGGTAAAGAACCCAATAGCCCCTTGATTACACGGGCATCGTTGGCGGTCACCGCGGCCTGCCAAACAGCAAGATCGGTTGGATCGGCTTGAATGGTGGCGTCATCACACGCAACGAATGCGAGAAATGGAATACCGCCGGGTTTTTTGTTGATTCCGCAGGAAGCGGAGAGGGCTGGAACAGTAACGGTACAGCCTGAACAGGATAATGGCATATTAATAAGTGTTTAAAGTGAACTGAAATGAAACCTATTATATGGCAATTAGCCTAATGCGCTGGGTGCGCTTTGAATTGGTACAAATATACGAAAATAAAACGCCCGCACAAAAATAAATCTATGCGGGCGAACCAATCAATCAATTTTTCCAATCACAGAAAAAAAGTAACCTGCGACAAAGATATAAAAAAATCCGTCACACCCTATGGTATCAACGGATTTTTCGTTCAGTGTTTAAGAAATACATCTTACAACGGCATAAATTTACATCAACATTGCTGATAATCCAAACAATCGCATCCACGAAGTTCGGTATCAATTATCCACATGTTGCTGTTGTCATTATTTTTGTCTGCACCGGCTTGTGGCTGAACTTGGATAGTTGGTGCATTGCCCAGTCCTGTAAGCAGTGCAACCGATCCGCTCATGTTGTTATTCCAAATCTGTGCAACGTATGGCGGGCATGGCTTGAGCCTGACACGAAATAGGGGGTATGTTTTTGTTTTTATACTAAAGCACTGCCGTTCGGGAATGTCCTTCTCAATAAAATGCCCTACCTGTTCCACATTGCCATAAAACCTGTGCAGGTTGCGGTATTGTGCGCCCGTTGAGTTTCGTGTGCCGATTAAATTCTTGACGGCCAATACCTGAGCAGGAAATACCTTTTGTTCACCGAAATTCGTGTTTGTCGGGTCTTTAATAGTTGGATTCGAGTAAGTGTACCCAAAACAATCTGTTGTGCTATAAACGCCCTCAAATTGAATTGTGTTCTCGCATCTCGCTACCTCGTAGGTCTGACTGAATATATTGAAGGCACTGCCTGTAAATGGCGTAATCGTAAACATGAAATAGAATTGAGCAGGGAATCCGGTGGGCAATGTCGTAGGTAAGCACAAATTAATATTCTGCACCCACCTATACCATGCCTGATTGGGCAGGGTTCTGCTTGAGGCATCACGATCCAAATCAAGAAATACGGTTGCTTGCTGTATCATATCATCGGCGTAGTTGTGAACCACCGGTGTAGGCACGGTGAACTCAGCACCCGTACAGGCATCGAATAGCCTTGCCCTGATTGTGAAGTTTGTCGGGTTGAGTGCGTAGTGATACCAACCGAACGTGATGAAGTTGGGTGTGTTCTGCGTGCTGAATATACTAATCGGACGTGGTGCGTTTCGAGTGTTCTGATATTGGAATTGAAAACTAAGGCAGTCACCCTTGGCAACGGGTTGATTGAAACAGAAGTCATTCGGGCATAGGTTTAAGTTCCATGCATCGGTAAGGTTGCAAATTATCTCATCCTGTATAATTGGTTCGCACACGTTGCATGGATTATTTACTCCCAATGGCACAACAATGCCATCGACATTTACTGGTACGCCTGTGCCTATTCCTATTGGCACGCTGTCATGATTTATTACTATTCCCATGTTATGGTCTGATAAAGAAGTGAAGTTTTATTTCGTAGTCGCCTTGTATTGGCAGGTTCGGATAATCAATATCGAAATTAATATCTGCATTGACTCCGAATTGTGGCGTTAGGTTTCGGATGAATTCAGAATTTACGGGTATGATAATATTACCTGCAACGGGTTCGGCCGATTCGCTCGATAGCATACCGCCCCTGAATGGTACGATTTCAACTGCTACTCCGAACATTTGACGATTGATAGTTGAACCGCCCCATTGAGCATTTACGTTAATTACTCCCGTTGTCGCACAAGGGTCTGCGTCACCAATTGGGATAGGCGTAGGTGAAACATCGTCGGGGTATTCGACTTCTATATCTCCTATGAAATCATTCGGATTAATCCTTGCATAATCCAATTCGCCCTTGGGTCGCTCAATCGTTTGGAATGCGTGGTAGATTTCAGTGTTGTCGAAAATCTGAAACTCCATTTGCCAATCGAAAATGATATTGCGATTCCGCATTGAGAAAGGCGGTAATTGTTGCTGGCAGTCGGCATCGAAGAGGTAGATGAAATCAAGCCCTATGTTTGCAACATAAAGTATTCCGTTTGCAAGTAGGATAAAATTAGGGAAGGTATTAGCCCCGACAAATAAATTTGTAACTACGTTGTATGATTGGGTGTCGTAACCGATTACTGAATCAACTATATCACCCGTATAAATTACGCCCCCAAATTCTGTAAAGAAAATGAAATTATACCCTATTGCAATTGATTGAACTATTGCAAGGGTGCTTGTTGAAATTACATCAATGCTTGATTCACCTACCCAAACTTCATTGCCTACTAATTTAATACCATTCGCACTTGTAACGACAATTGAACCAACATGCGCAAGTGTTGTATAGTTTACTCGCTCAACACTATTGCTCCCCTGACATGATACCCATATCTCATTTATTAATGGTATAAACTCAACTTGTTGTGGCGTTGTTCCTGTGCCTAAAGCAATAGGCGCACCGACAACCGTATTGGTATTTATATTAATTCGCTCAATGGTATTTGCAGTTGCATTTATTACAATTAATTCCTGCGTTTGGGCAATATATTTTAATCCGCTCAATGCGTCCCCAGCCGTGCCAATTGCAATTGTAGCCACTACGGCACGACTTGTAGCCGAAATGCAGTAAACAAATTGGTCTAAATTATTGGAAACATAAACACAATTGTTTGCAGGGCAGTATTCAGAATACACTGGCTGAAATACAGCAGGTAATGGAATTGACACTATAAATGTAAATGAATTAGCATCGAAAATATGAACTTCACTATTTGCATTATCCAACGCCCAAACCTCAGTAGTAGTTGGTATGTATTGCATCTGACCCTCATACGTTGCACCACTAACCCCACTCTGCATACTACCAAAACTCGTACCGAAATTACACTGATTTACCTGTGTTGCAATCGCACAATCAAGACTTGCACTCGTCAATGGCGCACGCTGAAATTGACCTTCTACACGTTGGAATTACCGCCTGTGCCCTGACTAACCATGCCTTCCTCAGTAAATATCGAACCGCATGTATTCTTTGCCTGTGGTTGAAAGAACATGGTATCGAGTAGCAAATTACCCGTTAATGGGTTTTCCTCGTACACATCCAATCTTACCGCTGTCAGCGCCTCTCTTGCGTCTGTTAATAATCCGCCTGTCTTAGCACTGAGTTCGGCATTTGTTGCGCTCAAGTCTAATCTTAACGAGGCTTCCAAATCCATATTGACAGGAACATCACGCAAGGTCTGAACCGTTCCGGCATATTCCTGCTCAACCGTCCGCCATACCACATCCAAACTACTCAACGGCATGGCTTCATCATCGTAATTAATTAATTGAATCGGCTGTGGTGTAATGGTGCTACGTGTTTCTTGGTCTACCGCACTCATGGCCACAAATATGAAGCGGTAATTAAGTGAAATACCATTTATGCCTTCCAAGTCGGGATGCAATGCGCTCACATCAAACTCGGCTTGAAAGTTATCACCACTAATATTTACAGGTGCAACCGTTGGGGTAATATTCGTACTTGTTGCCAATGTGGTCAGATCGGCTTGCTCGTATTCGTAATTCTCGTAATAATCTAATTGATTATTCTGTGCGTCATTCCTAATCATGTACACCCACATCGCATCGGGCACTGTTCCCGATACGTTTGAACTTATGTAATCGAAATCAACAACAATCGAAGTGGGTCGGGTCGTGCTGAGGTAATCCGTAGCCGTTCCCGTTGCCGTGCGTGCCAATGTAACCGAATTCAATATCAATCGCATCGGT